CGATTCTATCGCTTTCCTAACCTCGGTAAGTTTTAGGGCCGCGTGGTAGGTATTGCCAAACAATGCGTAAAGGTGCTTTTCTACGCTCGCTATATATCGTATAACTTCTTGCCTTTTATCCATTACGCCCTAAGTTCTTCTATTGCAATTTGGATATACTTACTTAAAATTGCGTTTAACTCGCTGCAAGGGCCGCTAATTACGTCGTACCCCTTACTTTCAACGTATAGGGCATAATCGGCGGCGGCAACGATAACCGCTACTATGTCGTTCGGGTATTGTGCGGCCGCTTCTTCCGCCATACGCTTACCTTTTTCTACGCCTTCGCTTCCTTTTTCCCCACCGGTAGAACCGAAACTTTCTGCTACCTTTTTCCCGTGATTATAGATAACAAAACCAATCGAAGAACGTAATAGGTGTGTCCGGTCTTTGTAGGTGTTCAATAGTTTAGCGTTCCGCGTAACCTCTAAACAAGCCATTTGCATAGCGTCTACAACGGTGGCCGTAATAATGTCTACTGCTTCGTAAACGCCTGCAAATAGCTTATCTATGTCGAATTTCGCTACTATGTTTCCCATATCTTAGTTAGTAACTTGGTTAGATACTTGGTTAGTAGCTATACGGTGGGTTCGTAAATAGACGAATAGGAAGCCGCGCTTTCTTCGGTTTCTATCTGCTCTATTTCTGCGTCCGTATCGTTTACCCAGCCTAATTGCTGTACGGCCGTCTTCCGCGAACAAATAGCCTTCTGACCGGTTGCCGAAAGAAGAAGGTTTACGTTCGCCGCTTCGTCCTCAATCATAAACGGCACTATTTCGGGTTCGATAACAAGGCTACCGCAAGCGTCTACAAAAGCCTTATCTTTGGCGTTCATTTGTGCTAAAAACGCCTGTATTACGCTTAACCGACGCTGCAAATAATCGTCGAACACTTCGCATTTGTCCTGTACTTTTAGGTGCGCGTCCATAAACAGCAACTTCAAGGCGACACCCGAAACGGCCCCGATACCCTTTACCGAATCGAAAGCAATATCCGGCGTTTGCGTAATGGTGTAAATCATACGCAAAAGGGTTTCTATCTCTAATTTGACGCTTTCGGGGGCTTGCGCCCAGCTTAGATATTGTGCGGTCGCGCCTTCTTCGCCCTCGATAACGGCCCCGCTTTCGCCCTTCTTGGCCCAACCCAAAATAGTACCCGTAGTAAAGATTTTCGGGCTTGCGTGGTAGTCGTTGGTATCGGCGAAGTTAGAAAGCAACTTTTCCAAGCGGTCTATAAGGTTCTGCACGTCTTCCCATTCTACGGCGGGCTGGCGGCCATAGATAACCGGGATTTTGCCTATTTGGTTCTTCTTGGGGTAGCCGTCCAATAACTGCCATTGGTTGCTGGTAAGCGTCCATTTCCGTATTTCGGTATCGGTATAGGTTTCGAAATAGGTATGTTTTACCCCCGCGCTATCCTTTACGACGTATTCGCGGGAAAAAGCTACCATATCGCCCGTTTCATCGAAGTAGGGGTAAAGCCTATCGCCGAACAATGGGCTAAAAATGGCTACCCGAAGTTTGTGCGTTGAATCGAAGCCGTAGTTTTTCGTCGGCTTCTCCACCGGGTACCAAAGTTCGGCCGATTCCTTACTGCTATACATACCCCGCGCTACCTTCCGGTTAAGGGTGCGGCTTTTGTTATCGAACAAAACACGCTTTACAGCCTTCAAAACGTCGGCTTCCTTGGTGCCTTCTTCCGGTTCCGCATTAAGAATTACGGGGTTTCCGAACGTGAAGGCTACGGCCCGCTTTACTATAAGTTTCTGAATTGCCAAGGCTACGCGGGCTACCGGCTCGATACGGAAGTTTTCGGTTTCTCCGTCGCCATTGGTAACGGTCTTTATGTTCTTCTTTTCTTCGTCGTTTATATCGAAGTCGGAAAGGTCTACTTTTACCTTCTTATCCCTACGCTTTACCGGGTCGTTTACGTCGTGGCCTTGGGGGTCAAGCTGCGCGATATATTCGGCCGCCTTCGGTTCGGTCGCATTACGCCCGTTCTTCAATTCGGCAATAGCGGTACTATGGTTCTCGCTCGCCAAAAGTTCGTTAAGTTGCTTACTGTTCATTTTATTGTTATTTTGATAGTTAAACATTATGCGAAATATCCGGCCGCGCTTTTCTTGCCTGTAATGGGCCGTTGCTCTACGGTTCCGGTCAATGCGTCCGGCGCGTCGTCGTGGGCGTTCTTGCCGACCTTCATATAGTGCGTAAGGGCTTGGTAGAAGTCTGGCCACATTTGCGCCCACCCGCGCGGGAAATAGGTAAGGTTTTGTACTTCCGCGCTATGCGTGAATATGCGTACGGCCTTGTTTTGGCTTTGGTGGAACCACTTAATACGGGTTTTGTTGTTGCCCATTAACCGGGCTTGTTTCTCTACATTACGCGCGAAGCCCCGGCCGCCGTTGTTACTCTCTACTACGGCCAATTCTACCGCGTGCTTGGTTAGCATTTCGGCCGTTTTGGGTTCGGTGTACTCCATAGGCTTAGCCGTATAAAGCACGTCCAAAACAAAATTTCCTATCTCGGTTTCAAGGTAGGTTATCGAGCAAAGGAAATCCGCGCCTTCGTCCGCCGTGTCGGTATAGTTCTTAACCTTCCGTAGCTTGGTGGCCGGCAGTATGTCGTATTCCTTAAATGGGTTTTCGTACATAAGGCCCTGCAAGGGTTTCGGGTCTTGCTGGTATAGACTTTCGAATACGTGCGGGTTTCGGGTGCGTATGGCTTCCAACTTTTCCAAATTGTGGCGTTCGGGCCATAGTGCCGTACCTTCTTCGCGCGGGTCGTATTCGGTAGGTGCACCCTTCTTAATCGCTTGATAGGTTACTACTACCCACCCGTTCGGATTGTTTACCGGGTCGTATATTCCTTGCTGCTCCAATAGGCGGCCGGCTAAGTCCTTTTCGTGCCAGCGGGTAAATACTATAAGCTGCTGGCTATTGTTGTGTAATCGGGTTTCGGCTACCGTATCGTACCAATCTTCGATAGCTTCCCGAACAACTGCCGACCACGCCGTTTTAGCGTCCTTATAAATGTCGTCCATTATAAGGGTATCTACCGGTTCGCCCGTAAGCGGGCCACCTACGCCGACGGTCTTAAAACCGCCCCGGTGTCCTACTATTTCGCATTCGTCGGCATTGCGAAGCCATGCACCGGCAACGGTCGTAATGTTCGATGAATTAAGGCGCGTTTCCGGGAATATCTCGGCATATTCCGGCGTGTCTATAATGCGCTGTATTTCGCGGTTGAACTTACGGGCTTTCGGTGCCGAATAGCTTACGACGGCTATTTTATTGTCCGGATTCCGGCCAAGCATATAAGCCGGAAGGCGGCGCGTAGAACCTTCGCTTTTGCCGTGCTGGGGCGGCATGAATACCATTAGCTTTTTAATCTTCCCTTCCGCGAATAAGGTTAGAACGTGGTAATATCGTATATGAAATTCGGCCGGGTCGAAAGTAGGCATAGTAGCGCGTGTAAACGGCAAAAGGTCGGTACGGGCTTCACGTACTAACCTTTCGCGTAATGCGGTTATATACTCTATTTTCTCTTGACGCGTCATTTCCCTAACTTCCTTTCCAATTCGGCTATACGTGCGTCTAATTCTTCGTCGGTAAGTTGCCCGAACAAGTCCTTACCGTCCTTGCCCGTTACTTCGTTGTTCTGCCTGTTCTTCCAATTCTCCGGCTCTCCGTTGGTTAGTGTAAAGATTATCGCCGCCGTGTCCGGCTGGTAGTGTTTATCGACTATCTTTTGTTCCTTTATTCGCGGTATCTCCTTGCCGTTTACGTCGTACTTGCCGGAACCTACCGTAGTGATGTGTTTTTCCTGCACCGTGTACCCTTGTATCTTTCGTAGAAGGCTTTTTTTCGCTTCGGCTACGAAGAAGGCCATACGTTCCGCTTCGGCCTTTTTTATATTCTCCGAAAACTCCGGAAACCGGGTAATCCAATCGTAATAAGTAGAATCGGAAATTTTAACCATACGGCATACTTCCGCCACCGTATAGGTGTCGGTAGCGATAAGCGAACATATCTTTTCGGCTATCTTCTTATTGTATTTCGTCGGTCTTCCCATTACTTACTTATTGCGGTAAATCGTCCCCCGCGTGTAATTCTCCAAATTCTTCTTTAATCGCTTTCGGGTCGCCTTTGTAAAATACCAATACGTCGTCGTGAAGGCCGCTATTTGCGCGGGTCTTATTGAACTGTTCTACGGCCTTCGTTACCTGCACTTCTTCGAATTGGTCTACCGTTTCTTCTACTGAACCTTTACAAAAGACTAATACGTTTTGGTGTAGCTTACCAACTTTGCGGCCCCCGTTAAATTGTCGGCGTATTCTCATTGCAAGGCTGGTAACTTGATTTACTAAAATCAAGTGGTTATAGTAGCTTAGGCCGCATTCCGTAAAGGCTTCGATAGTATGGCCTATAAAGTTCCGGTAAATGCCCTTTTTATCCCGAATATCCCCAACTACAAAGACGGCAAAGCGGTTGTTCTTCAATCGGGCGCAAGCCTGCTTTATCGCGGCTTTGTAGGCTTCCAAGAACTGCGGGTAATCCATGTTGGAAATATCGCGGGGGTCATTGCTATATACTTCCAAATCCGCGTATGGCGGGCAAGAAAATACCATATCGAAGTCGCCGGTAATGCCGTTCTTTTGTAGCACGTCTTCAAGCTGCGTACTATCGCCAACTGTCCAACGCGGCGCAATGTCGGCCGGCATGTTACCTAATACTTCTTTCGCGTTCTCGATATTGGCTACTACTTGTTTTTCCCGAAGGTCGTTACCAACGTAGGGCATATTCAATTTTGCCGCTACGATACCGCGAACACTTCCACCGGCGAAAGGGTCTAAAATGCGGCCGCCCTCGATATTGAACCAACGGTAGGAAAGTTCGGTTAGAACGGGGTCGAAGATTGAGGTAGTAGTCATGGCCTGTATTCCCTGCTTCTCCATTTCCGCTAACACTTCATCGGCGGAAGGCTCCCGGCCCAACTTTTCCCGAAGTGCGTTTTTGGTGTCCCAATAAATAGGCGGTTGCGCGTCTTTGGCAAATGTCAAATCGTCGTCCCTGCCTTCCTCGCTCTTTATACCTATTTCCAACCAAGCGCGGCGGCGTTCCTGCCATTCGGCCGTACGGGTATTAAGCACGGAAAAAGGCGGCATTACAAAGTCGTCTTTAAGCCTTCTAAGCTGTTCTTCGGTATCTTCTTCCCCTTGGCCGCCTTCTCCGCCGTAGCTTTCCAATTCTACGCCCCAATCGTCGGGGGCTATATCCCACTTATCCGACGCTTGGGTAAGTGCCGCTTCGTCCCAAGCCAAGTTAGCGGCCCCGGTCGCATTGTCGGCTAAGGCAAGTTCGCGCCCTTCCCGCGTGTCTAAATCTATGTCGGTACGCTTTACCGCTACTATTTCTTCGCCGGTGGTTTCGACTATCAAAACCTTTTCTAACCCGATTTGCCCGGCGTTTTCTACGGTCTTGTTTCCGGCTATAATACGGTTGTTCTTATCCAAAAGAATAGAACGGCCCGCCCCGAATTGGCGCAGGCTCTTTTCTATCAAACTTTGGCCGAACTGCGTACCCTTGTTAAAATTCACGTCGTCCGGTACAAGCTGGGCTATATCCGCTTCTATAATCTTCTTCGGTGCCATAGGCTCTACGCGATGAAGTGGAATACCAGGCGAGCCAATAGCACGTTAAGGACACCGGCAAGAACACCGACTACCGAAAAAATGAAGTCCCAAACTTCCGGGGTTCCCTTCTTGCTGAATTTGTCGTAAAGCTCTTTCCCTGCGGCGGCCGCAATCCCGGCGCAAAGGCCATAGAATACACCGAAAAGCCCCACGAAGAAGGCGATAATAAAGCCGGCCGCTAAATGTAGCCATTTGTCCGAACTGAATAAGTAGCCCTTAAAGGTCGTAAGAGCCTGTAAAATCTTTTCTTTCATACCTGCGTACGTTTATTTGTGTGTAAATATTCGCGTTACGCAAAAATAAAAGAAGCGTATTATAATAATACGCTTCTTTATCCAAGAATAATTAAAAAGTTACCAACATAAACGGGGGATATATGCCCGTATAACCTGCTGGAAATCTCCTAAGGAACGGCAAACGATGTACTTATTACCGTGCGCTTCGGCCAACGCTTGCCACTCCTTTTGCGTGGGTGTTTGCCGGCTGCTTTTGCTGGGGGTCTTAAACTCGATACAAAGGGAATGAAACCCGCCGGAAGGATAAAGTAGGATAAGGTCGGCTACCCCGGCAGTTACTCCTTCGCCCTTCATAATCGCAGCTTCCCTTGCGTTCCTTGCCCCGCCGTTCGGAACCGCGAAAAGAAGGCGGCCTATTTTCGGGTACTGCAACCGGAACCAAGTAACGCAGTCCTTCTGTATTTGGCTTTCTATATGTCGCATTTAACCTTTGTTTTATACCAAATCTTATGTTTTTTACACGCTATCGCATTGCGACTTTTTATTACGTTCTGTAACTTGCAATGGTCGTTATTGCTGGTTGCATCTCGTTCAAGGTATATGCAACTCCAACAATGTCTTTTTTTGCTTTGTCCCATAAATTTTATTCTTTTTCGTATAAGCGGCAAGCCGGGTTAGTTACCTTTATTCGCTTCAATCCGTTACCCGTTCTTCGGCTCTTTTGAAGGGCGCAACTTTGCACTATCTTCGTGCTATGGTCGTTCAATTCCCAACGCTGGCGGTGCTTACAAGTCCGGCAAGTCGGTAATTCCTGTTTGGCTCCGGTTTTAACGGCGGCTATAAATTTGTCGTAATCCATAGCCGAATATGCCTTTAACCAATCTTCGCGTACCAAAATATCGCGCTGGGGAACATAGGCGTAGAATACGCCATTTACCCGGCACCCGCCCGAAAAACGAGCGACCGATAAATACGGCTGCTTCGTAACGTCGGCAACTACTATAACTTTATCTGTGTCGAACATACCTATTCGTGTTTAACCGTTAATAAATACTTCTGTTCCCGTTCGGCCCGCTTAATCAATCGTTCTATATCTTGCCCCACGTCCGTACCGTTCCCGTTCTGAAATCCCACCCAATTTTTTACCTCGCAACCTCTAAGGGATTTTACTTTAAGAACCTGTATTAACGTCGAAGAAAGACCGCTTAACCTACAAGCCAATTCCTTCTTTTCGGCTTTTAGTGTCCTTATTTCTTCCTGTAAAGCCTTAGTTTTTTCGTTCTGCTTCATACTCATTATTTTGCTTTCTATAATCAAATAACCGGGGCTTTACCCCTTCGCGGCGCATAATCGAAGCAAGGATAGTTATTTCGCCTTGCGCGTTTTGTTGCTGGCGTTCCGCATCCTTAACGACGGTTATAACCCCGTCTTTCTCCCAAAGTAGCCCCCATTTATCCGGCAAATCGACTTCGGTTATCAATCCTTCGGGACTGCAATAGTACCGAAAGGCCCCTACGCCTTCTTCCGGCTGCTGGCGGAAACTCTTTTTTGCATCGGCCAAGAAGTCGGAACGCGAAACCTTCACTTCGATAAGAACCGTAGCCCAATAGTTCCACCCGAAAACGTCCGGGATTTCTTGGCTGGCCGTTACCAATTCTACGGCAACGTATGGGCAGTAGCTGGAGCCGAATTTTGGCTTTCGTAACCATTTCCCCGCTAATCGGCATAATTCCCGGTGTCGGCTGTTATCGTGCGGCTGTTTTGGTCCCGGGAAGGTGGGGGCAGTATCAATAGCCCCCGGTCTACGTCCTTTTCTTCCCATAGCTTCGTTTCATTATGAAGCGGCCAATAGTGCGGGCCGCAACCCAATAACCGATAGTTTTCATGTATAGCCAAATAGCCCGCCTAAGTTTTCGTAATGCGTCCTGTACGCTACTGGCAATCCAGCGATGTTTTATGCCGTTCTTTGTATCTTTAAGTAGGTCGGCGTACGCTTCGGCTCGCGTACGGAAGTATGTATTTTCGTACATTATTCGCCCCGTGTGGGTGGTATTGGGCCAACCGTATTCCTCGCATTGTTCGGCCTTTACTGCCCAATTCTCGGTAGTAAATACCGGAAGGTTACGGGCGAAGGTGTCCGGTTCATCAATCAAGGCCCGAAGTACCCCGTTTTTTTCGTCTGCCTTAATACGAGCGGCAAGCTGTCCTATTTCACTATTTTCTCCGGGCGTAACCAATGATGAATAGAAAACTTTACCGGTTTCTATATTTATGGCTATAAGCCCGTGAACAAACCCGGAACCGATACAAATACAATCCCCGCCGTATTTTTCTTCGTTATATATAGCCACGATATACCCTATATCGTAATGCTGCTTTATTGCTTTGAATCCCATAATATCTACTTTTTAGCTTCTACTTCTTGTTTCGCACGATAGTTTACTACCGTTTGGGCTACTCTGAATACAAGCCCGGTTATTGCGTCGCGCTGGGACTTCGGCAGGCCGCTTTCAAGGTTCGCAACCTTTATAAAAGTTTCCCTAATACCTTCTACCGTAAATATTCCCGCATCCTTCAATGCGTCGTACGGTGTCCGGCGATACCTGCAACCTTCTTGCGGAGCCGGTCGGTTGTTATAGGCTTCTATTTCGTAGCCTAAGAACTCGTTAAATTTGTCGTCTTTAATTATGTCCTTTACTTTCATCGTCTTTATCTTTATGTATGTTATAATCTTTATTCGCGTCGTAGCCGCACCAAGTACAATAACCGAGGGCTACATTAAGCGCATAGTTTTCGCGCTGGCATTTGGGGCATATTATAAGCCCTATACTTCCGTCGTCGTCCCTATATAGGCCATTCGGCAAATTGTCGCTTCGTGTTCCCATTAGTACCGCCTTTTTGTAAAGTGAATAATAGCGAAGTCAATCGTAACGGCAGAAGCAAGCCCGGCGAACTGCGGGTACTTCTTATCTGTTTCGGCGAAAATCGGCGCGAACCATGCCTTAAAATCGTCTACCGTAAGCCCGTCGTTTTCGGCTAAAATCTCCAGGGGGACGGGGTGGCCGTCTACCTCTGCCGTATAATCGTAATAAGTGGCAGTTGCTATCGGTTTATCCTGTTCTTCCGCATAGTGATTTATTACACGACGTTCGCGCCGTAACGCCAACCTTTGCACGCCTACAATGCCGGCCGGAATCTCGGTTATAACTTCTTGGGGGCTTCGGTATGGCTTCGCGCTCCATTGGCGGACGCTAAGAACTCCACCCGTAGCCGTTATTTTTTCGATTTTTGCCCGCCAATACCCGTAATTGCTTCGGCAGGTGTGTACCTTCCGCCCGTCGGCTACTTTGGCTATAAAGCCCGTTTCTTGCCCTTTACGGGGGTGCTTCGGGCCGAAGTATTTGCCAAGTGTTACTACTGCTTTCATACTATTGTGTTATTAAAACGTCCGACTTATTCACGGTTACGCATATTGGCTGTAATGGCTGGTTAAATGTTCGAAGGGCTACCCAAAGTTCCCCGGTTTCCGCTATCTTCTTCCGTTCTTCTTCGTCCAACTCAAAGCAAAAAACCGCCGTTCCGTCTTCTGATTTATATGCAGGAAGGGGGTAATATTCGGGTTGATTTTCTCCGTAAACTGCATTTACTTCCTTAAATTGTTTTGCTTTCATACTCAATATTTTAATTAACTTTTGTTCGGTTATAAAGTAGGTGCGTATCTATTCCGGTAGCGTTAAAGACCAAGGCCCGAACGTCTTGCCCTAATTTTTCTACGGCTTTTAAGGTGTCTTCTTGGCTAACTCCTTCGGCCTGCTGCTTCTCGAAAAACTTATCTAATAGTGCGCTCATAAATATTTTTGTAGAAGCCCGGAACCCTTCTAAGGTGTAATTCGGTTTTGCTCCGTTAAATGCTTCGTACTCCCAAAGGGTAGCTTCCATTTCTTCAAGCACGGGGCTTAATTTCTTTCCTATCATATCGATAATTGTTAAAATGGCAAATCGTCTACTTCTTCGGGTTGCTGATATGCCGGCGGCGCGTAAGTTGGTGTAGCGGCCGAAGTCGTTACGGCCTGCTGGGGGGCTTCTGTTTGGTCAGCCCGGTTTCCGCCTAAAAGCTGCAATTCTCTAACCCGGCAATTTATACCGGCTTGCAATGCTCCGCCGGCTTCATATGCCTTGGCCGAAAGTTCGCCGCGAATAAATACGCGGGTACCCTTCTTCAAATAGTTAATTACCTGGCTTTCTCCGTATTTAAGGCAACTTACCCAAGTCGTACGTTCGTGTCGTTGCCCCTGCGAATCTTTATAGCTTTCGGTATGGGCTACGCTGAAAGCTATGTACTTTTGTCCGTTAAGGTCTTTAATAATGGCGTCCGCTCCGAGGTTGCCAATTGCTTCTAATACTAACATATTGCTTTAATTATTTGGTTATTAACTCTATTCCTTTGGCTACTACTAACGGCTGTTCTTCGCTTAATTTCCCGATAAAAGCCGTTATAATTCGCCCTTGGTCGGGGTTTATGCCTAACGGCGAAAATGTCCCGTTACTGTTCTTTACTACCAGCAAAATAGCTCCTTCCGGCAACTTGCTTAAATCCTTTGTTTTCATTTTGTTTTAAGTCCTTCTATCTTATAAAAACCTTCTTCCGATGCTTCGATAAGGTTGTACCGGGTTGATTTTTTAATTTCGATACCTATACGGCGAAACAAGGGCGCAACCCGAATACACGTAACCGAACAAGCCCCATTTTTCCGTACATAAACCCGGAAAGCGTCGGGGTCTGTATTATAGGAAACTTTCAAGTGCAAAGCCCCGCGTTCATCGTGGGCCAATAGTACCCCTTTATGCTCTGAAAGGTTAAGTTCTGCAACTGCTCGGCTACTGAAAAATAAATAGCCGGTAGAAGCCAACGTAACGAACATTTTACCGGGTTTCGGTGGTTTAATAATTCGTAGTGTCATTCTATGCAACTTTTAATAGTTCGTCTACAATTTCTTCTACCAAGGCTTCGCAAAGAACACGGGCTATATTCACTTCTACCGCATTGCCGATAAACTTCTTTTGGTCGGCTTGCGTCCCTATAAGGGTGTAGTTTTCCGGGAACCCCATAATTCGCTTTAACTCGATAATTTTTAACATTCGCATTTTTATATCGACGATACCGTAAAGGGCCATAAACTCCTTTATTTTCCGCATTGGGCCGCTATCGGTTTCGTAAATCTCTATTGCCAATTGTCCGCACTCCGTAGCAATAAGGTACGGGGGCTTTTTATCCATTTTGGCGATAAGGGTAAAGCACGGCTTTTCGACGGAACCGCCGGCGTTAGAAAATTGAGGGTTCATAAGATACCATTTGCAGGCTATTACGTTTTGCTTGGGATTCGTCATTACCGCCGGGCAAGGGTTATCCAAGGATGATAATTGCCCGCCGCCGCTATAATTGTTCGCTATAAATTCCGGCTTTACCACCGAAAACCTATCTTTCGTTGTAATAGTGGGCGAAGGCATATTTACGGAATGATTATTACCGTTTCCATAGTATGCCGAAAGAAATTCGGCCCCTACTAAACTATGGTGGTCTACGGTCGTAATGGTTCCCGCTACGTTGTCTACGCTGGAAACCTTGCTTTCCGGGTGTCCGCTAAAATGCTTTGCGAGAAAATGAATGTTCGCTATCCCTAACCTGTTTTGGCAAGCTACGGTAGGGCATGGTTCATCTATCGAAGGCGGGATATGCTTCCCCGTCTTCTTATTGACTGAATTATATTTAATCAAAAACGAATCCTTCCCGCCTGCTACGAACTTTATAAGGCCCGCGTATATGCGTTCCAAGGTCTTAGGCGAAAGCGGTTTTTTACGATTAAAGATACTTTCCCCTTCATCGGCAAAGTCCAAAACTTCCTTTACGGGTTTCCACTTCGCCAAGCTGCCGAAAAGGTCGCCGCCCCCGGTCTTTGAGTGGGTAGGCTTCGGCCATACAATAGGTAGGTACGGTTTGGCAAATATCCCGAAGAAACGCTTTCGGCTGGTATATGCCCCATAATCCGCTGCATTAAGTATTCTATGGTCGAACTTGTACCCGTAGGCTTTTACGTTATCTACCCAATTGGTATAAAGCCGCCCTTTGTCCCTGCTAATCGGTTTTCCGTTTTCGTCCAAGTCGCCCCAGCTCATAAATTCTTCTACGTTCTCGATTTGGATATAATCGGGGGTAAGAGCTTCTATGTACCTAAACAAGTGTTCGGCAAGGGTACGGCTATCTGCGTCGCGGGGCTGGCCGCCTTTGGCCCGGCTGAAATTGGTACATTCAAGCGAAGCCCAAAGCACAACTTTCGCCATAGGGTACATTCGGCGCATTTCGGCGGTATGTTCTGCCAATGGGCGTAAGTCCAAGGTTCGCATATCTTCCGTATAGTGCTGCGCTTCGGGATGATTGGCCGCGTGGCTCGCTATGGCGTTCGCGTCGTGGTTTACGCAAGCTATAACCTTCGCGCATTTTCGCTCCTTATAGTTGGCCTTCTCTACGCCTGTACTTGTTCCACCCGCACCGCAAAACAAGTCTATATATAGTAATCTAATGTTGTCCATTTCGTATTATAGTCAGACGCTTTCGCGGAAAATTAGTCTTTTGATAGGTGGGCTTTGACTGCGTTTGCATAAGCCCTAAATTCGGGGGTATATCGGTAATCATCCGGGTACTTTCTGAGGTAGTAGATAATAGTAGCATGGTTCCGCTTCATCTCTTTTGCAATCCTTACCACCGTTGCCCCTTCTTCACGGCATAGCTGGGCGAAAATCATACGGGAAAAGACGTGTTTTTGCTCTCTACTTTCGCCTATAATATCGAAGAATGAAACGCCCATGCCTTCGGCTATCGCCTGCTTTATGTGCTGGAAGGCAGGTACTTCTTCGTAAATAATTGTCTTTCCCGTTAGTTCGGCTAAATTCTTTTCAAGCGTAGCCCCTTTGGAAAATCCCCAATCGGGCAACAAATAAATAGCGTCGCACCCCATAAGTAGAAGAACGTCCATAGCTACATGGGCTTCCCAAGAGGCGGTAGCCGGAATACCGTTTTTAAGCGGGTTTATCACTTCGTAACCTTGGGCTTTTAACTTGGTTTCCGTTTCGTCGAACTTTGCCGCTACTTCTTCTATTGGTAGGCCGCTAATTCGGCCTGAAATGTATATCTTTTCCATATTGGCTATTATTTTCTATAAGAGTAATTTTCAAACGCTATTCTGTCGAACATTTCCGTAAATCGGTCGGCTATCCGTTCGCCGTATTTATCTGCCAGGTCTTCCGCGCTTAGATTGCTGGTCATAATTGTAAACTTCTGCCGGTCATACCGGTAGTAAATCGTATCGACAAAAGGACTAATTTCGTTTCCCCAAACCTTCACTACGGAAGGTTCCGTACCTACGTCGTCAATCGCCAATAACTCGGCTTTCTTAATGTAGTCGAAGCGTTCCGGCTGGTTCTTGGCTATGTCTGCAAGTTCCAAAGCCGATACCGCCAAAACATTTTTACGCCGGTCTGAATATAGGCTTTCGTACAGTACCCCTATAAGGCTACCTATTGCACGAACTAAGGTTGTTTTGCCATTGCCTACTGTTCCATGAAGAAGAAGCCCCGGTTTATGGTTTCCCGTCAGCCATTTTGCCGCCTTTTCTATATGGCTTTGGGTTGCTTCGTCGTCGATGAACTGCATACGCCGCCGCATAACTTCGGCTATATAACATTCGCGCAACATTGCCGGCACGTCTTCGGTGTATTTATCGACCTTAAAGCGTATCGGTATATTTCTTTTTTGAAGTACCGCCCGGAACCGCGCCAAGTCTACCCGTTGCGGCCCCTGTTTGTTGTCCTTTTCGTCCATTTCCGCTATTCCCTTTTTCGTTACGCTCCCAAGTTCTAACCGCTGCTCTCCAATCCTTCATACAGTTGCGGCCCACCTTCCAACCGTTAGAAGTATAGTAATCTATCCACGCTTGCGGGTCTACGTCGTTGCCCCGTTCTTGGCAATACGCCGCAACTTCTTCTAAGGTAGGTTTCTGAAAGATTGTACCGCCTTTTGTTTTAGGGGCTGCCTTACCCTTGCCTTGGGGCTTGCCAGCACCTAACGTCGGCCCTTGCGGTAGCTGGGTAATACCTTCGTTCAAAACCCGCATAAGGTCGTATTTTTCAAGTT